CCAATGGGTGCACACTCTTCATGAGCCTTGTTCTCTTTATCCCATCACTTAGTCGTGCAAGTAGCTGCTAAGCAGTCACTTGGACGATGAGCGACGGAAAACGATTATCGTCTCCTTGGAGATGATATCGTCTTAGTTGGTGAAGAGTTTGGAAACTCTTATATCCAACTAATGGAGAACTTAGGTGTCGAGATTAATCAATCTAAAACTCATAGATCCGAAAGGATGTTTGAGTTCGCGAAAAGATTAATCGTCGACGGGATTGAGGTATCAGCCTATCCTCTTGACGGGTTGATCCGTTCCTCCAAGTTTTACTTGACGGCCGGTTTTCTACTCGAACAAGAAGATAGAGGATATCCAGTCCCTCCTCTGAGGGGCCCCGGTTCGATTGAGAAGGCTGTGTCGATATTAATCGGACCCTACCGGAGCCGATTAAGTCGTCAATTAGCAAGAAAGGCGTTCGACTGGTTAGGTATGACTAGAATAATTACTAGTTATACTGATCCAATCTTACAGTATACCCACCTAGTAAAATGGGCGAGTATACAACCTGTCTTGTCAATTCCTTGTCGCCCCTTAACCTTATTAGGTGTCACTCCAATCCTTAAATGGACCGGAATGATGCTATATAAGAGTTTCGGAGCGATAATGACAGCCAACTCTAGAGAGACTGCTAAACATTACGCATTATGGCGTGGAGCCCTAATGCGCGATGAAGGCAGTCTTCAAGGTTGTGGTTCGAACCCGACCTTGGCCAAGGGACCAGTATCGCTGAGCTCAGGGACCGGAAGTTTCTCCTTATTAGGATTACTTCCTCCGATAGGATCGGTCGCTCGATTAGCGCACGAAAGTGCGGTAGCCGAGTCGGCTGTTCCGAAACTTCGAAAAGTGGATGAAGTCTACCCTCAACTTGAAAAGCTGAAGGCAGTATCCTTACCTTCTCTGTCGGGTGTAAACCCTATGAGAAAGAAGGATATCATCCTTGGTACAAGAGCTGAGTTTTCCAGAAAAGTAGCATCAGAGATGCTATCTTATACTGAATGACTCCGGCTTCCAAAATAAATATGGAAGCAGCGCGAAGTACTAGTACCCGCCCTCATCGAATCGCGTCTGGTTATCAATCAGGCGCGGGGGTGATGAG